GGGGCTGGGTGTTCGACGGCTGGGCGGATATCGTGATCCGGGACACCCGGGTCACGGAGGCGAATATACTGCTGGCCATCCAGGCCATGCGGCGGGAGATCAAAAGAAAGGAAACAGCATGAATAAAGAGAACACTTTGAAAAACGATCTGATCCACGTCATCGCGGGACAGGCCCGGCGCCAGGACGAGGCGGCGGGGCGGCTGGACGCCTCCGGCTTCGAGAGCTACGGGAAGATCAAGAACTGCCTGGAGCAGGTGACGGAGGCGGTCAAGCCCCTGGACAAGACCCTGAAGGAGTACTGGAAGCAGGTGGCCGGGTACGACGAGGACACCCAGGCGGCCTACCTGCAGGAGCTGGAGACGGAGGCCACGGCGGCCCTGGCGGCGCTGGTGCGCCTGACGGCCACGGCGGACCGGGCGGTCTGGGCCCTGCATCCCTGGCGGGAGCGGAAGATCGGGCAGATGAGCTTCGACGAGCTGATGGACGGGGAGCCGGACTTCGAGGATCTGGACGAGACGGCCATGCCCGCGGTGGACGAGGAGACCGGGGAGGTCGTGGAGGATGAGTGATTACTTTGAACAGGCCCGGGACAAGCTGGCCGGGGAGCTGAAGAGCGGGAAATTCGACCGCTATGGCGCGGCCATGAAGCAGGCCGTACACGACGCGCTGCTGGACTTCTGCGAACAGGACGGGGAGTTCGCCCAGGCGGTGGTCCAGGGCGGGAGCTTTGAGGACTGCATGAAGGCCGTGGGGAAATGCGTCAAGGGCAGCAGCATCTCCGACATGGAGGCCTACGGCGCGGCGGTGAAGTTCTATTTCCCCGGGGCGGAGATCCGGGTGACGATGAAGATCGACCTGCTGGGCGCCGTCCGGGAGGACGAGCCCGCCGAGGAGCCGGCCCTGCTGATCGATCTCAGCGACTTCTTCTGAGGAGGCGCGGGATGCCGATCAAATGCAACATGACGGAGGAGGAGCGGAAGACCTGGTGGGAACGATTCCCGCAGGGGCTCACGAGAGAGGAGGAAGAGAGCGCCAAGGGCGCCTTCAACCGGTACATATTTTACGAGACCTGGGGCCGACGGGACTTCCGGGAGTATTTCTGCTGGAACTGCGGACGGTTCGAGGCGGAGCGGAGCAGCCCGGGAGGTTTCCACTTTCATCCCTTTTCCTATAAGCACGGGAACGTGGGGGAGTGCCCCAACTGCGGAGCGCATGGCCAGTATGTCGCCCTGGGGAGATACCGCAGCATGCAGACCCTGACGGAGTGGCGGCAGATCGGATTCATCCGGGAAGTGGATGGGGCGCTGCTCCTGTCCGCAGGGAACGCCCTGCGGAGCTACAGCTTCTCCAACCTGGATCCTGAGGTGGATTACTGGGAGAAAGCCCGGTATGTGATCCAACCGGGGAAGCGCCAGATGTGGCGCCGGACGGCAGACTGGGACACGGGATGCAGGCGGGTCTTTCTGGAGCCGTCCAAGACCTTCAGCGAGCCGTTCCCCCGGACACATTGGTGCGGGAACACGCTGAAGCGGGGGGAGGTCTACTGGATCGGGGCGGACGAGATCGAACACAGTGACCTGCGATACTGCCAGGCGGAGGACTTCATGCGGGAGTTCTGGGGCGTGAACAGAGTGTACGCCACCGGCGAGCTGGAGCCCCACCGGGGGCTGATCCTCTACCTGGGGGAGTACAGCCGCCGGCCCCAGCTGGAGATGCTTTACAAGCTGGGCCACGGGGATGTGATCAACGCCCTGATCGAGGACGGGAGTCTGAACGCCTCCGTGGTGGACTGGCGGGCCAGGACGCCGGCGGCCTTCTTCCGGATGAGCAGGGCGGACTACAAATGCTTCGCGGAGCACCGGGGAAAGTACCGGGATCTGCTGGAGTACCGGCGGCGGACGGAGGACGCCGGGGGCATGAGCTTCGCGGAATACTTCTCTATTTGCGCCTGGCTGCCAGGAACCGCCGGAGTATTCTTCGGCGAGGCGAAGCGGCGGGGCGTCCCGGCGGTGAAACTGTGGCGGTACCTGCAGGCGCAGGCGGCCATCGGCGACACGGGGGACGCCGCCTTCCGGCTGTGGCAGGACTATCTGGCTATGGCGGAGCGCCTGGAGCGGAACCTGACCTTCCGGCGGAACCTGCTGCCGGAGGATCTGCCCCGGGAGCACGACGCGGTCATGACGCTGCTGGACGGGATCGACGAGGAGGAGCTGCGGAACATAGAGCCGGACAAGGCCTATGGGAAGCGGTTCCGGAAGCTGAAGCGGATGTACGCCTATACCGACGGGGAGCTGCAGATCGTGATCCCCGTGAACGGGGAGGACATCGAGCGGGAGGGCAAGCGCCTGCGGCACTGTGTGGGCGGCTACGCCCCGCGGCATATCCAGGGAAAGACCACGATCCTCTTCCTGCGCTGGGCGGACAGGCCCATGCACCGGTATGTGACCATCGAGATCAACGACGCCACGAAGGACATCGTGCAGGTGCACGGCTACCGGAACGAGGCGGACGGTATGACACCGCCCAGGAAGCGGCACCAGGCATTCTTCGACGAGTGGCAGGACTGGCTGCGGCGGGGATCGCCGCGGTATAAGAACGGAAAGCCCATCCGGGCACAGAAACAGGAGGCGAAAACGGCATGACAGAGATCACCAACACCAGGACGCTGGAGGTGGTGGCGGCGGAGATCCGCACGTTCACCGCGTCCATGCTGAACAATATCATCGAGATAGGCCGCCGGCTGTGCGAGGCGAAGGAGCTGGTGCCCTACGGAGAGTTCGGGGACTGGGTGAAGGAAAACACCGGTTACTCCAAGTCCACGGCCAACAACTTCATGCGCCTGTACCAGGAGTACGGCGCGGCCCAGGGGAGCCTGTTCGGAGCCACTGTGGAAGATTTCCAAACGTTTGGAAAACTCAGTTATTCCAAGGCTTTGGCGCTCCTCCAGCTGCCCGCCGGAGAGCGGGAGGAGTTCGTCCGGGAGAACGATGTGGAGGCCATGAGCACCCGGGAACTGAACGAGGCCATCCGGGAGCGGGACGCGGCCAGGGAAGACGCCGCGAAGCTGAGTCAGATGGTGGCGGCGGACGCCAAGACCATCGACGAGCTGTCCCGGCAGGTGAAGGAGCTGGAGTCCCGGCCCATTGACGTGGCCGTCCAGGAGCCGGACCCGGCGGAGATCCAGAAACGGGTGGACGCCGCCGTGGACAAGGCGGTGAAGGAGGCGAAGACCGCCGCCGCGGAGGATAAAAAGAAGCTGAAGGACAAGCTGGCGGCTGCGGAGAAGGCCCTGGAGGAGTCAAAAAAGGAGGCGGAGGACTGGAAGGAGACGGCCTCCGACGCCGTGGAGAAGCTGAAGGACGCAGACCCGGCGGAGAAGGAGCGCCTGGAGCGGGAGATCGCAGAGCTGAAGAAGCAGATCGCCATGTCGGACAAGGATGTGGCGGCCTTCACCGCCCTGTTCAACGAGTGGGGGACGATCTACGGAAAGATGATCGAGCACCTGAAGGTCATCGAGAACCAGGAGACCCGGGAGAAACTGCTGACGGCGCTGCGCTTCCAGATCGGAAGGTTCAGAGAGCAGGTGGGGGAATGAGAGATGAACGACACCTGGACGAAGATGCAGAAGCGGATCTTCCGGCGGATGCGGGAGGCGGGCGCGACCTACGCGGAGATCGCCAGGCGGCTGGGGAAGAACTACTCCACCGTGCAGAAGTACGGAAAGCGCCTGGAGCGGGCCGAGATGCTGGGGATGATCCGGAAGAAGGACAGCATCTGCTGGCGCTGCGGCCTGGCCACCGGGGCGCCGGCGGAGGAGACCGGGGAGCCCTGCCCCTGGGCGCACGGCCTGAAGCCGGTCCCGGGCTGGGACGCGGAGGCGGTGCGGATCACCAGCTACAGCAGCACGGGGACAAGCCCCGGGATGACCTGGCGGGTGGACGGCTGCCCGCTGTTCCGGGAGGGATGAAAGGAGGTGAGGAGGATGAACGAGTGCGGATGCCCGCTGGCGGAGATGTACGCCAAGGCGGCCCAGGAGCGGGACGCCCTGACGGCCTATGTGGGAAAACTGCAGCAGGAGCTGAACAGCGCAAAGGCCAAGGCGGCGGACTGGCACGGCGCCTATGAGGTGACGCAGCGGGAGCTGGATCAGCTGCGGGGCCAGGAGCTGGACAGGTTCGAGATCGACACATTAAAGAAGGAGGGAGATTGAGATGACGAGAATACCCTGCATCGACGTGTCCTGCTGGCAGGGCACGGTCAACTGGCAGAAGGTGAAGGCCGCCGGGCATAAGGCGGCAGTGATCCGCGCCGGCTACGGCCGGAACAACATCGACAGCAAGTGGGCGGAGAACGTGCGAAACGCCGCGGCGGCGGGACTGGATATCGGCGCCTACTGGTTTTCCTACGCCCTGACCCCGGAGGACGCCCGGAAGGAGGCAGACTACCTCTGCGACGCGGTGGAGGCGGCGGGGCTGGATTTCCTGTATCCCCTGGCATACGACTACGAATATGCCAGCGTGGACTATGCGAAGGAAAAAGGCGGCGCCACGGACAAGGCCACCATGCTGTCCATGGCGAAGGCGTTCTTGGCGGAGATCGAGGCCAGAGGCTACTATGCCGTGAATTACACGAACCTGGACTTCCTGGGCCGGGGCTTCCAGGAGCTGACGATGTACGATACTTGGCTGGCGGACTGGTCGGACAATCCCCGCCGGAGCTGCGGGCTGTGGCAGTATTCCAGCAAGGGCAGCGTGCCCGGGATCGTCGGCAGCGTGGACATGGACAAGGCGCTGTATGACTCCCCCGCCATCATCACGGCCATGCGGGCCGCGGCAGGGGACAAGCAGGAGCAGGGGATGCAGCCCGCCGGCGTGACGGCGGACGACGTACTGGCGGTGATGATCTCCTGGATCGGCAAGAGCCGGAGCCTGGGCACTCACCGGGATATCATCGACCTGTACAACACACAGGACCCGCTGCCCGTGGGCTACCGGGTGCAGTACGACGACAGCTACTGCGACACCGGCCTGACCGCGGCGTTCCTGAAGCTGGACGCCCTGGATCTGATCGGCGGCGGCGAGTGCGGCGTGGAGCGCCATGTGGCCCTGTTCAAGAAGGCGGGGATCTGGGAAGAGGACGGCACGATCCGGCCGAGCCGCGGCGACATCATCGTCTACAACTGGGACACGGCGTCCCAGCCCAACGACGGATTCGCGGACCATATCGGCCTGGTGGAGAACGTGGCCGGCGGCTACATCTTCACGGTGGAGTGCAACATGAACGGCGGCTTCGTCGGGCGGCGGAAGATCTCCGTGGGCAACGGGTACATCCGGGGCTTCGCCCATCCGAAGTACGCGGGGACGGAGCGCCAGAGCGTGGAGCCCGTGGAGCCCAGCCCCTACACCTACGGCAAGGCCAGCGAGACCACGAGCTACATCAGGAGAGGCGCGGTGCACGACGGCGTAAAGGCCATCCAGGACGCGCTGAACCATCTGGGCTATGGCAACTCCGGCACGGCAGACTGCGACGGCGAATTCGGCGGCGGCACGGAGGGCGCCGTGAAGGCGTTCCAGGCGGCCAGGAAGATCCAGGTGGACGGCATCGTGGGTGACGAGACCCGCCGGGAATTCGAGAAGCTGGGATATTAAGGAGGAACACAATGAAGAAGGAAGACTGGATCCGGAAGCTGACCAGCCGGAAGCTGTGGGTGGCTGTGGCCGGCTTTATCAGCGGGCTGATGCTGGCCTTCGGCAGGACCGAGAGCGAGGCCGCCACGGTGGGCGGGCTCATCCTGCAGGGCGCGGCGGTGCTGGGCTACCTGGTGGCGGAGGGCATGAGCGACGCCGCCGGGGCGCAGCAGCCGGACAACATCTACATCATCAGCGGAGACGAGACCGGGGAAGACCGGGGCGCGTAAAAGGCTGAGGCGTATCCATCCCCGCGGGGGTGGATATGTCTGAACCTTTTCAGCCGAAGACGAACATACCCATAGGAACGCGTATGCGCGCGCACGCGCACGCGTTCTTATGGAGACTTGCTTAGGGCGGGATTTACGACCATGGCCTATTACGAGTGGTACACAAGAGAATACATCTGCGCAAACGGCGTATGCGAGAAGACCAAGTATCCCGTCCGCGTGGACGGGGACAGGTCCTTGCATACCAGCCGGGAGTACAGGCGTCAGATCCGGAGGGCGGAGAAGAACGCCACGGAGGCGAAGACGGAGGCCGCCCGATCCGCCAACGACAACTTCCGGGTGGGCGTCGATTATCTCCTGACTGCTACGCTGTCTCCGGAAGGACTGGAGAAGCTGGCCCAACGGGCGGGAGGCTATGAGCCGGACGCGCTGAAGGATCAGATGCGGAAGGAGTATCAGAACTGGATCCGGAGGGCAAAGCGAAAAATGCCCGAGGGGTCCGTCATCAAGGCCATGGCCTGGGTCTGCGATCTGGACGGGAAGACGGGGGAGATGGTCCTGCCTCATATCCATGTGATCGTGAACCGGGAGGGGATGGAGGCCTTCGCCTCCACCTGGAAGCTGGGCTATGTCTTCGGGGAGGGGAAGACCCTGTACTCAAAGCACCACGGGGATCTGACGGATCTCGTGGAATACCTCATGGACCAGGCGCGGGTCACGGGGACGGAGAAGCGGTACATACCCACCCGCAACCTGACAAAGCCACAGGCCACCACGCCCAGGCTGGCCAGGAATCCGGACGCCCGCCTCCGCGTGCCGAAGGGGGCGAGCCTGATCTGCGCCAGCGAGCAGAGAGCGGGCAGGCCCCAGAAGCTGAGATACTACCACCCGGAGAAGGATCAGGGGCGGGAGCCGTATGGTCCGTTGGGAGAGCCGGAGGGGATGAGAGAATGAAGCGGCGGTTCCGGAAGTCCATCCCGTTATCGAGGGAGCGGCAGTTCTACATCCTGGGCGTCAGCCTGTCATACGCAGAGCAGCCGGAGGCCGTGCGCCGCCGGATCGACGAGCTGTGCATGGAGGCCTGCCCGGGACACTATGCTGCCTTCCGCCGGTATGTCACCCGGGAGGAGCCGGCCACCGCCGCGGGGATGATGGGCTATGTGGACGGGCGGACCCTGGAGCGGGCCACCCGGAAGTATTTCATGAGCTTCGATATCGAGACCAAAAGCTGAGCGCTCCGTCGGGAGAGCATATCCCTGCTCACAATTCCCGCGGAGCGGGAACATCATTCGCCGGGACACGCTCGCCCTCCGTCGCTTATGACAGGTTGTTTCCATGAAAGGAAACGGCCTGCTTTTTTATGCCCGTTTGCGGAAAAGTTGTCGTTCAGCGAGGGGGTCAGCCTGTCAGAATATAAGCTGGAGGGGCGGTGAGAGACGGATGGCAAAGCCGAAGTATGAGTTCTGGAGGACCGAGCGTGGCCTGGGCGAGATCCAGGAGATCTGTGAGGGGGGCCTGACGGACCGGGAGCTGGCAGCGGCCATGAAGATCTCATACAGCACCCTGCAGGAATGGCTGAAAAAATTCCCGGAGATCCGGGACGCCGCAGAGCGCGGGCGCGGCGGCGCGCGGGTACAGATTGAGAACGCGTTGTTCCAGCGGGCCATGGGCGGATACAGGACCGTGAAGAAGCCGGTGAAGCGCCGGGTGCGGGAGTACGACCCGGAGACGAGGCGCTGCATCCGGGAGGAGGAGATCTACGACACGGTGGACGAGGAGATCTACATCCCGCCGGACACCGCCGCCATCAAGTTCTTCCTGACGAACCGGGGGCCGAAGCGCTGGTCCAACCGGGTGGAGCTCCAGGGGGACGCGAGGATCACCATGGAGGATCTGCTGGGGGATGGATAAGGCGGAGATGCGGCGGAGGCTGCGGGATCCGGAATTCTATCTTCCCCGCTTCCTGAAGATCCAGACCAAGACCGGGGAGCTGGTGCCCCTGGCGATGAACGAGGCGCAGCGCCGGCTGTACGACGCGCTGCAGGAGCAGGACCGGCAGGGCAGGCCCATGCGGGCCATCGTGCTGAAGGCGCGGCAGATGGGATTCTCCACCGTGACGGAGGCGCTGATCTTCCACATGGCGGCCACGGAGTTCCGGAAGTACGGCCTGATCGTGGCTCACCGGGAGGACTCCACCGCGAACCTGTTCAAGATGTCCCGCCGGTTCCTGGATCACCTGCCGTCGGCGATCCGGCCCAT